TAAATACTGCCTTGATAATAGAAAATGCTGAGGTTGTTGTTCCAGTATATAATCTTGAAGTAGAAATAGACAATTCGTATGTTACTGAACACGGCGTGGTTCATAATTGTGATTGCGACTTTATAACATCTGGAGAAACCGTTGTTGAGGGCGCTATGATTAAGTGGTATGAAGAACACTGTGTCAAATCACCTATCGAGAAACGATATGTAGACCACAATTACTGGATTTGGGAATATCCAAGACCAGAACGAACATACATTGTATGTGCAGACCCCGCAAGGGGCGATGGGTCGGACACATCCGCATTTCAAGTACTCGACGTAGAGTCGCTTACACAAGTGGCCGAATACAAAGGTTATCTTGGTACAAAGGAATTTGGAAATCTTCTTGTGACAGTAGCAACTGATTACAACGACGCTTTGCTTGTAATAGAAAATCAATCAATGGGATGGGCAGTAGTTCAACAAGTCGTGGAGCGAAATTATAGAAATTTGTTTTATTCCAGTCCAGACATGATAACTGTTGATATACACAGTCAAGTACAACGAAGTTATGATTTGAGAACACCAAATACTACTACAAAATTGGTGGCGGGAATAACGGCCTCGCCTAAAATTAGAATGCTCGTGGTGTCTAAAATAGATGAATACTTCCGTTCAAATGAACTTATGGTATTTTCGAAACGATTGATTGGTGAGTTATACACATTTATTTGGATGAATGGTCGTGCCGAGCACCGTTCAGGATACCACGATGATGCTATATTTGCTATGGGTTACGCATTGCTTATCAGAGACACGGCAATGCGACTGAAACAACGTGGTATAGACTTACAGAAACAGTTATTGGGAAAGATAGAAACATCACAAAAAATATACATTCCAAACAGAGTCATTGTAGACCCATATGAAATGCGAATCGCCGGCGGGTACAGTGAAGATTTGCGGTGGTTGATTGGAACTTCCAAACCGACAAGGGTTTGGTCAAAAGAAGAGCAACAAAAAGAGGCGGAACAAGAATTAGAAGAACAAAAACGCAAGATGGGTACTCCGTGCCCACCGAGTATTGGATAGTATGAATGCAGTATAATATAGAGACATAACATGTTTGTTAGAAAGTGTCCAAATCATAATAGCAATCCGAGATGCTCGGGAATAATAAAAGACCGCAGAGCAAAATCTTGTATGAGTTGTTCAAAGCATGGAAATAACCATCCGCAATTCAGAGATGATATTCCGTTTGGTATATTATATAGAAAATGCCCAATTTGTTGTAAAGAAATCGCGTGTACAAATAGGTCAAATATGTTCCGAGCAATACGTTGTGGTTGGTGGTGTAGAGAGTGCAGTAAAGAAAAGATAAAAAAACGAACATCTGATGCCATGCGAGGGTGGAAAAACAACCCGTTTAAGAAGTCAAAGGTTCAACGAACTATAACCGCTAATCGGTTGGGGTTTTCTTCGTACACTGAATACAGAAGGTCGTTATCATCGTGGAAACGATATAGAACGGATGTTTGGAGAATAACAAAACAACAACCACTAAAAGCTCTTGAACACTTTGACAAACGTGGGCGTGCCGGAACTCCCGGTGCATATCAGTTAGACCACATTGTAAGTGTACACGAGGGGTTCAAAAGAAGTCACCCAGTGAGGACGATTGGTCACATTAACAACTTGAGAATGATACCGTGGTTGGATAATGTAAAGAAAGGAGTAAATTAGAAAAAGAGGAAGAAAACGCAAGATGGGCAATTCACGCCCGCTAACATTGAATAATAGAGAAGAGAGGTAATTATGGCAGATACTAATTTATTTACTCGTTTGAGAAAACTGTTTTCGTCAGACATTGTAGTAAGAAACGTAGGCGGTAAAAAACTTCGGGTTATAGATGTAGACCGTTTACAATCCACAGGATTAAAAACTAACTTTCAAATTGACCGACATGCGCGAATTTTTCATCCGGGTTCTTACTCTTATAATGCACAAATATCGTATCAAACATCCCGACTTCAACTTTATAATGATTATGAAGTAATGGATTCAGACCCGATTATTGCATCTGCATTGGATATCTATGCCGATGAATCAACAACCAAAAACGAATTTAAAGATGTACTGAAAATCACATCGGACGATGAAGGAGTATATGAGATACTACACAATTTGTTTTATGATGTTCTCAATATAGATTTTAACCTCTGGATGTGGATACGCAATTTGTGTAAGTATGGAAATCAGTATCTTAAACTCGACATATCAGAAGAGTTTGGTGTTGTTAACATAATACCACTGCCTGTATATGAGGTTACTCGCGAGGAATTTTTTGACCAAAAAAATCCACATGCCGTCAGGTTTAAGATACAAGGTTCATATGGAAATGGTACATTGGAACATTACGAAGTAGCAGATTTTAGACTAATGACAGACTCCAATTTTTTGCCGTATGGAAAGTCAATGGTTGAATCTGCTCGGAAAGTTTGGAAGCAGTTGACTCTTATGGAGGATGCAATGTTAATACATCGTATCATGAGAGCGCCAGAAAAGAGAATTTTTAAGATAGACGTTGGTAATATTCCGGCGAATGAGATTGACCAGTATATGGCTAAAATCATCGACAAGATGAAGAAAACGCCATACATAGACCCAGCGACTGGTGATTATAACCTCAAGTTTAATATGATGAACATGACGGAAGATTTCTACCTTCCTATCAGGGGTAATGAAGCAAATACGTCCATTGATACAATTAAGGGACTTGAGTTCAATGCTATAGAAGACATCGAGTATGTACGAAACAAAATGATGGCCGCATTGAAGATTCCTAAGGCCTTTTTGGGATATGAAGAACAGATTGGTGCTAAGGCAACACTTGCAGCTGAAGATGTTAGATTCTCAAGAACAATTGAACGCTTGCAAGGAATTGTTATTGGCGAATTGACCAAGATTGCTATTGTTCATTTGTACTCTCAAGGTATTAGAGACAAACGGTTGGTGGATTTTGAACTTATGTTGACAAACCCATCGACAATTGCAGAACAAGAAAAGTTGGCATTGTGGGAAACAAAGGTTCGTTTGTCGAATGAAGCAACAACACAATCCCCAACTCTCTCAAGTGATTGGGTATATAAAAACATTTGGGGATTTAATGATGAACAAATAAAGATACTGAGAGAAGAGTTGGTCAACGATAAGAAACGAGCGTTTAGATATACACAAATTGAAGGGGAAGGTAATGACCCGGCAAAGACGGGACAATCGTTTGGTACAGCACATGATATAGCTGCGATGCAAAAAACATCGATGAATGAACCAACTCCAATTGAGTATGGAGAAACCAACTTTGACCCATCTAACCCTGCAATGGTGCAGCCGAACCTCAATGTTCCGGTAAATCAAGCTGGTGGGAAACTCGACCAAGAGAGCGTAGGCGGACGACCGCCCGAGGGACAAAAATATGGAAAAGATTCACATGTCAGGGGCCGAGACCCACTCGGAGCAAATGACCGCAAACATCCACTTGAAATAGAAGATGACCCGCTGGAACTGTCGGAAAGGAAACAACTCGAACGAGCTATGACTTCTCCAAAAAGCATCGCAAAGAAGTTGGACTCTGTAGTTAAACGGTTTGTTCCCACTAAATGGATAAAAAGCAAGGATATGATTACCGAAAGTGTGAATATTGACGGTGAAAACGACAAAAAACAACCCAGTGACGATGGATTTTTGAGCGAGAAGAACGTCGATATTACTGATGTAAATGGTGCGGCGGATAAGTTAAATACCTAAATTCAGATATTTATATGCGTGGATTTCTAATTATTTGGTGAGACTCTATGAAAAAAATCAAGCACTCAAAACTTCGTAACACCGGTATTCTATATGAACTGCTCATGCGACAAGTTTCTACAGATGTTGTTAGTGGAAACATGAAATCGAAGGCCTTAGATATTATAAAAGAACACTTTGTACACAATACAGAGATTCAAAGGGAACTTGAATTGTACCAGTTATTGTTGACGCACAAATTCAACTCCGAGTCCAAGGCCTCCACTCTCGTAGAAGCAACGGTAACTGCTCGGGTGAGATTGGATAGTAAAAAGTTAAGACACGCAAAATATAAAATCATAAAAGAAATTCGAGATGCATACACTATCAACGAATTTTTTAGTGGTAATGTGCCTAACTATATACAGTATGCGTCGGTCTATAAGTTATTTGAGAACGGAGTGTCCAATGAGGTGACTGACCCAGTTGATATCTCGAAGTGCAAACATGCGTTGCTTGAACACATATGTGGCAAGACGATTGATGATATAGCTTCTAAATCAACGGTGTTGCTTGAGTTTGAAAAACAACCAGAAGATATTCGATTACTAACAACGAAAATTCTCGTTGATAGGTTCAATGAGAAATATGAACAATTATCATCGAAACAAAAATCTCTTCTTAGAGAATATATAAATAATTCGAGGGGGTCTCTTAAAAAGTTCGTTGAATCGGAACTGCCGAAAATCAAGAAAGAACTCACAGAGTTATCTCCAATAGTCACGGATGTGGTTGTAAAAATAAAATTGAATGAGGTCATTAAGCAACTCGAATGTGTGACGAAAGGTAGAGACATCAAAGATAGTCATGTGCAAGCGTTACTGGGATATTATACTTTACTCGACGAATTGCGGAGAACAAAAAATGAACAGAAGTAAATTTAAGGATATTCTTCGTCCAATTGTTAAGGAGTCGTTGTCGGACTATCTCAAGGATTCCGAACAAGATATGCGAGCACTGCAAGCCGCACATCCGCAACTCGACATAGATAATACTCCCACGGAGAAAAGTGATAATCCAACGAAGGGAGCGAGAACATCGGAAAATAAAATTACAAATGAAGCAAAAGGTGGTACATCCGAATCAAAACGACTCAAACAAGAATTGGGAAAGGCGTTGCGAGTTAGTACAGATAGAATTAGTCTGGGTGGTGGATTTGCCCCAAAAACACTAAAGAATGGAAATTGGTTAGTCGTTGCGCAAATTGGGGATGAACACACGGAATCTCATGTTCAATCAGATTTTTATGCAAAACGATGGAAAACAGAATATTATGTTATACTCATTGCACAACCAAATGGTTCATTGGTTAGAGTTGTTAAGAAGTCAAACGAGTTACCATCGTCATTACCAAAAGTAGAAGAGGCATCAACTACATCCGCAATCGCCGGATATGAAACACCATATGCATTCTCCGGTGCTGGAATAGGACGCGATGCAAAGAAACGAAAAATTGCTCAACAACTTGGATACTCGTTGGTTTCAAAAAAGAGACTAAAGGAAGAACGAACGATAAATATTTCAAAGGCAGCACCAATCAACGAGAATTTTACACCAACATTGCGAACGCCATTTGCTCGAGCGTTGTATATGAAACTATTGGATTACTTGTTAATGACTGACGACCCATTGTACAATAAGATTCGCACTTTTAGGCGTGCAATTGATGGTCTAAAAGACGCTGCGGATAAACAACAAATGATTCAATATTTTAATGGTGAATTTCAAGCATCATCGGGAAGTGCATGGGAATACTACAAGTAATGATTCGATTGATGGACATACTTCTGGAGGCAATGAGTCCGACCGAACGAACGAGACGATATAATAAACGACACCCAGGTAAGGTTCGTTCCCATTTACGTAAAACACAAGATGACAGAGTTGAGAGGAACCGTGCAAGGAGAGAAGCTGTTAAAAAACATGGTGCAACAAAGATGAAACACCGAGACGTGCATCATCCAAATGGCACTAAAGGAAAAAATCCAAAAACGAGAGTCGTAAAGGCAAATCACGGGCCAGATACGAAACATTAAGATGGGAGACTGCAATGAGAATATTAAAAGAATATGATGTCGTTGGTGCTATAATGAAGTACGAATCTGGAAAACTTTCTGATTTGGGAGAATTAAAATTGTTTTCCAATCTCATTAAAAGTGGGAAGATTTACAGTATGCAAGGACATTATGGAAGAAATGCGAAGGCGTTAATTGCAGATGGGCGGCTTGATAAGAAAGGAAACATCACATCCAAGGCAAAAGAGAATGGTTTGCGAGAAGGTGCGAGTGGTAGAATGGATAAGAAAAAACACTTGAAAGAGTCGATCAATCGACAACACTAGGGT